AGGATCATCTATATCTGTTAGTTTTCCACAGGAACCAACTTGTGGAAAACTAACAGATATAGATGATCCTTGGGCGAGTCTGTTAGGATGGAATGAATGTCGTGATGGATTTCCGTCTAAATGCCCTTTAAGTGAAGTGTTTAATTGTGAACAGACAATTTCTAGCTAGTAGCAGTTTGGCTAATGTCAGAGGAGATATTTAATGAAAAGCGAAGAACTATTTGAAACAGCGAAGAAGTCAATGGAGACTTATTCAACAATGTTATTTACCTATTTAGTGCTCGAAGCAAAAGGTATTGATGTTGAAGAACGCCTATTGGCTGATCAAAAATATTTAGAAACTGTTAAGCAAATGATTCAGCTTGCAGTAGGAATGCAAAAGTTAGAAGAGAAAAGAAATATTCATGTATGATTGGAAAGAATATGTTGGTTATCAACCAAATACTTTAATTGTTTTTTATCTGATTTTAGATTCAGATAACGGATTTAAAATTGATAAAGCATGTTTTGAACCCGAAGATTTTACTTTGAATGAGAATGAACTTGTAGAATCTTTAAAAGGTGTACTTTCAGAATTTCCTCAAGTATCCATAAAAGATGAATTTGAACTTACTAAAGCAAAAACTAATTCTGTTCGCTTATCAAGAAGAGCATTTCCGAATGTTAACTATGATAATGTTTGGTACTATAAAGGTTCAGCTGCTTTCGATTGTGCAATAATGGTTGCAAGTCATGAAGGTAAGTATATAATTTTCAAACATCCAAAGTTTGAAGACTATGGGTTCAAGATGAAAAAATGAAAATTAATTCATATGCATATTGTCTAATATGGAACATCTCATTACTTATTGCAAGTTCATGTCTTGCCTGGCATGATAGTAATGGATGGTGGTTTGTTCTTCTATTTTTCTTTTATGCATCAGTAAAAGAAGTTGATGATGTCTGACAAATATAAAGTAGCACTAGAGAAGCTAATATCAGTACTTGATTCTTGTCCACAATTTGAATCTGGTGCTGGTGGTATGTCAATTGATGCTCAGATTCGTAGAACTTTTATTAATCGTGTCCCAGCAATGGCTGTAGAAGAAGCAAGAGAAGTACTGTTAGACCTTGATACATAAATAATGCAGTTGTTCAACCAAAAGGATCTAGCATGACACCTACACAACTTGCAAAACAATATACCGAACTTGGTGATACTCAGGCAAAAACTAATGCACTATTAAATGCATTGCCTAATGAAAAATGTGCCGTCCTAAGTTCTAGTCATGCATCAAATGATAATCTAAAAGATAAACTTAAAGAACTTCGCCCAGACTATAATCAAGATAATGTAGTCTGGTTAGTATACGAACAGAATTCAGGCTGGAGAGATAAGACACTCTTTAGAGATATGCACATTTATCTTGAGAATTGCTTACTCGATGAAATGAACATCAACCAGGTTAAAGCAATCAATGATGTTTATGGTAAAAACAAAAGTTGACATTTTTACTAGAATGATATAAAGTGGTCTTTTAATGTTGATATATAACATCCCAAGGTAAAATTTACAAGGATAAAGTCTAGAAATGATTAACGTACTTAAGCGGAATGGCAGTAAAGAACCTCTCAATATTGATAAGATCCACCGAGTAATAGAATGGGCATGTGAGGGCTTATCTGGTGTTTCGGTTAGTGCAATTGAACTTGCATCACATATCCAATTCTATGACAAGATTAAGTCATCAGATATCCATGAAACACTCATTAAAGCCGCTTCAGAATTAATCACTGAGGAACATCCAAACTATCAATATGTTGCTGGCCGACTAATCAACTACCAACTTCGTAAGGAAGTTTATGGCCAGTATGAACCTGTTAGTCTATATGATCATTATTGTAAAGTTGCAATGAGTGGTTATTATGACCAGGAATTAGGTAAAGTTTATACCGTTCAAGATTGGTCGGAATTAGAAGATTATATTGACCACGATCAGGATGATCTTCTTACATATGCTGCGATGGAACAATTCCGTGGCAAGTATCTAGTAAAGAATAGAGTTACTGGTCAGATTTATGAAACGCCTCAGATGGCTTTCATGCTTATTGCCATGACACTATTCCAAAACTACAAGACCGATAGATTAAAATGGGTCAAGGATCTTTATGACGCAATTTCTACTTTTTATATTAGTCTTCCTACTCCAATCATGGCTGGAGTTCGTACTCCTAGGCGGCAGTTTAGCTCATGTGTTCTTATCGAGACAGATGATTCACTCGATTCCATTAATGCAACTTCATCAGCGATCGTAAGATATGTATCACAAAAAGCTGGAATCGGAATTGGCGGTGGTAGTATCCGTGCTCTCGGGTCTCCTATTCGCAATGGTGACGCTGTTCATACTGGTGTTATTCCTTTTTGGAAACATTTTCAGACTGCTGTTAAATCGTGTTCTCAAGGTGGTGTTCGTGGTGGCGCGGCAACCTTACACTACCCCTTTTGGCACATGGAAGTAGAAGATCTTCTAGTACTAAAGAATAATAAAGGTACTGAGGATAACCGAATTCGTCATCTAGATTATTCGGTACAGTTTAATAAGGTAATGTATGAACGCCTTTTGGCTGGAGGTAATATCACCCTCTTTTCACCTCATGATTGCAAGGATCTCTACGAAGCGTTCTTTCGAGATGCTGATGAATTCCGTACTCTTTACGAAAAGTATGAGCGAAATCCAAAAGTCAGAAAGAAATCAATTCCAGCCATTGATCTATTTAGTTCCTTCATTACCGAACGAAAAGATACAGGACGAATCTACTTCCAAAACGTAGATCATTGTAATACTCATGGCTCATTTGATCGGACAAAAGCTCTAATTAAGATGAGCAATCTGTGTGTCATAGGAGATACAATGATTACGATCGAAGATCAAGAAGGATCTATTGCAGATATTAGAATTGAGGATTGTAAAGTTGGTCAAAGAGTTTACAGTAGAAACTTAAAACTCGGTAAAGACGAATTTAGAACAATTACGGATTTTGCCAAGACTGGGATTAATCGCAAGGTCATGAAAATTACCGATGAAGAAACTGGTAATTCTATTACTTGTACTCCTGAGCATATGATCTATACTGAAAATAGAGGGTATGTGATGGCTAAAGAACTTACGGAAAATGATATTTTAAAAATTCAAAAATAATTTAGTTGGCATTGTGATTTCTGTATAAATAAGTAAAAGGAGAAATCACAATGCCAATAGTATATAAAATAACTAATAAAACTAATAATAAATCGTATGTTGGATATACTGTAAGAACTTTAGAACAAAGATGGAGTAATCATCTGTCTTCCGTTAGACAAGGAAGTAATTTTAGATTTCATAATGCAATAAGAAAATATGGTGTTGATAATTGGACACTAGAAATTCTTTGTGAATCAGATGATCTTTCATTTATCAAAAAACAAGAAGAAGAAATTATTTTAGAATTAAATCTAACTAATAATAAGTTTGGATATAATGCAAAGCCTGGTTGTTGTGGTGGTTGGATTGTAAAGCCAGAAAATTATGAACAATGGAGATTATCTCAGAAACTTAGAAGTTCTGGTAGTAATAACGGTAATTCATCGGATATAAGTAATGATGAAATAATTGATGTTGCTATTAAATTTTATAATCAAAATAATAGAATACCAAGCCATAGACAATTGGTGAAATTTGGTTCAGAACTTGGTGTAAAGATACCAAAACATTTCACTGATTATAGATTTGATGGTTCTTTTAAAAACTTGATTAAAATACTTGAAGAAAAATTACAATGTGAATATACACCACACGTAAAAACAAATGAACACAGACGAAATTTATCTGATGCAAATAAAGGTAAATTTTGGTGGTCATGTGACGAAATTGAGATTAGCATTCAGTGCAAAGAACACGAATTAGATAAAAGACATAATTGGTATAGAGGTAGAAAATATGGCAATAAGAATTGAGTACATTGAAGAAGAATACGATGTATTCGACATTACGGTAGATAAAAATGAGAATTTTTATGCTAATGGCATTCTAATTCATAACTGTCAAGAAATTACATTGCCCACCCGTCCACTCGTTGACATTAATGACGAGAATGGTGAAATTGCATTATGCACATTGGCGGCAAAAAACTGGGGTAAAGTAAAGAAACCATCCGACTTTGAAAAGCCATGTACATTAATGGTTAGGACTCTAGATGCACTACTCGACTATCAAGACTATCCTGTTAAAGCTGCTGAACTATCTACAAAGGCTCGCCGTCCTCTCGGCATTGGTATCATTAACTTTGCTTATTGGTTGGCCAAAAACGGATCATCGTACATCGTACCTAATCTTTCTCTTATCCATAATTACGCTGAAGCTTGGTCGTACTATCTGATTAAGGCTTCTGTTGATCTTGCAGAAGAATTTGGAGCTTGTCCTAAGTCAGATGAGACTTTGTATGCTCAGGGTATCATGCCAATTGACACTTACAAAAAAGAAGTTGATGAATTGGTAGAACCTGTTTATCATATGGACTGGGATACACTACGTGAACGTGCCAAGAAGTTTGGAATTCGTAACTCAACTCTAATGGCACTAATGCCTGCGGAAACATCTGCACAGATTAGTAACTCAACTAATGGTATTGAACCTCCTCGTGCTCTTGTTTCTATTAAGCAGTCCAAGGATGGTGTACTAAAGCAGGTAGTTCCTGGCATCAATAACCGTAATATCAAGTATGAACTTCTATGGGATCAACCAAGCCCAGAAGGTTACATAAAGATTATGGCAGTACTCCAGAAGTTTATTGACCAGTCTATTTCAACTAACACTTAATATAATCCAAAGTTCTATGAAGATGGTAAGATTCCTATGTCAGTAATGCTTCAACATCTTTTGATGATGTATAAATACGGCATTAAGACTGGATATTATTTCAATACTCTGGATGGTGCTGGTGAAATTGATCTAAATGAACTAGCAGCTGGTGAAGTCGATACAGAGGATTGCGATTCTTGCAAGATTTAATTGAAGAAAAAAGAGGTAAGCGGAGACGTTTGACTCAATCTAAAATTAAAAAACAAAAGAACTTGGCTAAACTGAGTGGTCTTTCTGATAAAGGGCAAGACCACAGGTTTGCTAAAATGCATGCTTTAAATTGTGGTATTCCTGGGTGTGTTATGTGTGGAAATCCACGAAAAATCTGGAAACAAAAGACTCTTCAAGAAAAGAGATTTTTACAAGGAAACGACGATGAATAGTTTAGGATACATTCTAATACATAATGATATGTGGGAAGATTGCGGCAAAATCTTTAAAGTACTAAGCTATTATAAAGATGGTGACAGTACCGGAATTCATCTTGAATTACAAACTAATGATGG